TCAATCCAACGCTCGCAATCTTCTTCGCTAAGGACTCCTTCGTATAGTAACCAATTTGGGTGTTCCATCATGTGTTAAGAAAACACCAAGTCTATTTAATGGGTTTTATCATGCTGTAAAGGAATATCTCAAATATAAATCAGCCGAAGTGTTACCATCAGAATTAGTAGCCGTTCCTGTTAATTTGAATATTACATAATCACCATTTGCGGGCCAAGCAGGCCCACCACCTTTACCCGCACCGGGATTTATTGTAAAGATAATACCTGTTCCGCCGCTTGTTGAATCTTGATTATTAGAAGAAGTCCCACCGGCAGAAGCAGTCGAACCGCCACCTAAACTACTACTATATACTGAACCACTCCATGAATAAGATGTAGCCCCTGTTGCTCGTAAATAAGCATAAGTAGTTAAATCTATACGCCCAAAATCTTCAAAATCGCCCAAATCGTTCTCGCTTATATCTTTTTCATACTGTGTTCCAAAGGATTCGCTCGTTGCAGAAGTCCAATCGGAATATGCAACAGTAAATATATCCGGTGCGACATCGGTAACTCTAAACGCATCGTCTTGTCCTGTGCTTGCGTTTTCAGCAATAGACACATCTGTTGGTGGGCTACCTGCCGCGCTTGCGGCTATACAACCAACAACACCTAAGTTAATTGAGGCCATTTTAATCACCCTACGAAGAACCATGTATTCGTAGCAACCGCAACATAGGTTCTCGCCGCATCATCAGATATAGCGGTGTGGCTACTCGGAATGCTACTGTTGCTTGTTCCTAATCCGGGTGTTAAATCTGAACCTGTATTGTTAATGATAGTGTATTGTTGCCCCACTTCTGCGGTTGCAGGTAAAGTAGGCGCACCGCTACCTGTTACATACACATACGAACCGGATTGTGCATCTGTTAGTGTTGTTGCGCCTGTTACGGCTACTACACTTATTTTGTTAGCGACTAATCCGTCAGAATCTCCTTGAATCCAAGTTACTGTCCCATCACCATTTGAAATTGATAATTGACTATCACCTGTTGCACTCGGAACACCTGCTTTACCAATAATTACATTGTTTGAACCTGTTGTGATGAGATTACCTGCAGCGTCTCCAATAGTGATATTACTACTTCCTGTTGTTACATTATAAAGACTAAAATAACCAATACCTATATTTTTTTGACCTGTTGATGCGCCACTATTATTAACACTACCGGAACTACCCGCATTCGTGCCTATGAATACATTTTTTGAACCATTACTTTGCCAGCCTGCTTGATAACCAATAGCGACCATATCACTTGGATTTGCCCCCACTTGCGTAATTGCTTCATACCCAAGTATTACATTATTACTTCCTGTGGTTATGTTTTCTCCGGCTTCATATCCTAAAGCGGAGTTGTTATTACCTGTTGTAAGAGTTTTAAATGTTTGACCGCCAACACCGATATTAAAACCAGCACTACCTTGCACACTTTGCATTGAAGACTGACCAATAGCAATATTTTGATTACCTGTTCCACCTGTTCCGATACATTGTAATGCGGAAGGTCCAATAGCAATATTTGCAGCCGCTTTAACTAACCTTCCTGCTCCATAACCTACGAACACACTATTTGAGGTCGTTCCCGAATCATACCCTGCTAAATAACCAACGAATGTATTATTTGAGCCTGTTGTATTATTCTCACCTGCCGAACCACCTACGAATACATTATAACCCGCAGTTGTAAGGGAGTAGCCTGTTCTTCGGCCTACTAATGTATTGAAAAAACCTGTTGCGAGCCTACCGCTTGACTCCCCTATATACACACCACCCGGAGTTGTTTGCACAGAAGAACCAGCATCTAATCCAATGGCGATATTATTATCTCCCGTAGTTAAAGCATCTAAGGCTCTGTAACCTATACCGACATTGTAATTTGAACCCGAAGTCATAGAAGTAAATACATCTTTTCCAAGACCGATATTTCCTGTATTATTTCCTGTAAAAGATGTAGTAGGTGCTAAACCATTACTATCTGTTTGAAGTAAGAATCCATCAATATAATTAGTCGAATCCACTAATACATCATCTAAACCACCAATAGAACCTGTGCCGCCACTTGGTCCTGTCGGTCCTGTAGGCCCTGTAGGTCCGGGTGGGCCTGTTGGTCCATCCGGTCCTGTTGCACCAGCCGGAATCGAGAAAGCAAACACCTTTGCGGTATCTGGACCGGATGCAGTAACGCCTATCGGTCCTGTGGATGCGGTCGGTGTTCCAAACCCTGCGGCGGGTCCTATTGGACCTGTCGGCCCTGTTCCGCCGGGTGGTCCGGTAGGCCCCGTAGGTCCCGTTGGCCCTGTCGGTCCTGTATCGCCTTGAGGTATTGAGAATGCAAAGACTTTTGCCGTGTCCGGCCCACTTGCCGTTACACCTATTGGTCCTGTGCTTGCTGTTGGAGTCCCAAAGCCCGCCGCAGCACCCGTATTACCTGTCGGTCCTGTCGGACCATCGGGTCCGATTGGTCCCGTTGGTCCCGGTGGTCCTGTCGGTCCATCCGGTCCTGTTGCTCCCGCAGGTATAGAGAAGGCAAATACTTTCGCTGTATTAGGACCGCTCGCAGTTACGCCTATTGGTCCGGTAGTAGCAGTAGGTGTTCCAAATCCAGCCGCAGGTCCTATTGGCCCGGTCGCTCCATCTGAACCATCAGCACCCGGCGGCCCTGTGGGTCCTGTTGGACCGGTTGGGCCATCTGGTCCGGTCGGTCCTGTGGGTCCTGTCGCCCCTTGAGGAATAGAAAACGCAAATACTTTAGCCGTATCGGGTCCGCTTGCTGTTACACCGATAGGACCGGTGCTTGCTGTAGGAGTGCCGAATCCAGCGGCTGTTCCTGTAGGTCCGGTAGGGCCATCGGGCCCCGTTGGTCCTGTAGGGCCGGTCGGCCCTGTTCCACCTGTTGGACCTGTAGGACCCGTAGCACCAGCGGGTATTGAGAATGCGAAAACCTTTGCGGTGTCTGGCCCCGAAGCCGTAACCCCAATAGGTCCTGTGGTCGCAGTAGGCGTTCCAAACCCTGCTGCTGGTCCTGTTGGTCCTGTAGCACCATCAGCCCCGTCTGCTCCGCTTGGTCCGGGCGGTCCTGTTGGCCCCGTAGGTCCTGTTGGTCCGGTAGGTCCATCAGCACCGGTTGGTCCGGGTGGTCCAGCAGGTCCGGTTGCACCTGTTGGTCCTGTTGGTCCTGTAGGTCCTGTATCTCCTTGTGCGGCTAACACCGACCAATAAGATGTGTTGGTTGGGTTTATCGCACCCGATGTATGCGCTTGAATACAAATATACGAAGACTCGGTAGTAGTGTAATATACTGCATCATCCACAGAATAAGCGGTTGATGTGGTCCATGTGCCTTCCCAAACTAAACCTTCCGGTCCTGTGCTACCTGCTGGCCCTGTAGGGCCTGTTGGTCCTGTAGCCCCTGTCGGTCCTGTTGCACCATCACTTCCGGCAGGTCCGGTTGGTCCGGGTGGCCCTGTTGGACCTGTAGGGCCGGTTGCACCATCCGGTCCGGGTGGGCCGGTTGCACCTGCCGGAATACTAAACGCAAACACCTTAGATGTGTCCGGCCCGCTTGCAGTAACGCCAATCGGCCCTGTTGAAGCAGTTGGTGTTCCAAATCCTGCCGCCGGTCCTGTAGGACCTGTCGAACCTGTAGGCCCTGTCGGACCTGTCGCACCGGTAGCCCCTGTTGGTCCTGTATCTCCTTGAGGAATACTGAATGCAAATATTTTAGCGGTGTCCGGTCCACTTGCCGTTACACCAATAGGACCGGTAGTTGCAGTAGGTGTGCCGAAACCCGCCGCCGCACCGTCTGAACCATCCGAGCCCGCCGGACCTGTAGGTCCTGTCGGGCCGGTAGGTCCTGTAGCACCATCAGCACCCGTAGGTCCGGTTGCACCAGCAGGTATTGAAAAAGCGAAAACTTTGGCTGTGTCTGGACCGGATGAAGTAACGCCTATAGGTCCGGTTGTAGCCGTTGGCGTTCCAAAACCTGCTGCCGGTCCTGTCGGACCGGTAGCACCATCTGAACCTGCTGGTCCTGTCGGGCCATCCGGCCCTGTTAATCCTATTGGTCCGGTAGGACCTGTAGGGCCTGTCGGTCCGGTAGCACCTGTAGGTCCTACTGGTCCGTCTGCACCCGTAGGGCCTGTTGGTCCTGTCGGTCCGGTATCTCCGGCAGGAATTGTAAAAGCAAAAACTTTAGCGGTATCGGGCCCACTCGATGTAATACCTATAGGACCTGTGGATGCAGTCGGCGTTCCGAATCCGGCGGCTGCTCCCGTAGGACCGGTCGCACCATCAGACCCGTCTGCCCCTGCGGGACCTGTAGGGCCTGTAGGCCCTGTAGGGCCGGGAACAGTTGAGTCTGCCCCTGTAGGTCCTGTAGGCCCGGTAGGACCGGTCGGACCTGTAGGGCCTGTTGCTCCCTGTGGAATACTAAAGGCAAATACCTTTGCCGTATCGGGACCCGATGAAGTTACGCCGATTGGGCCTGTTGAGGCAGTTGGTGTCCCAAAACCTGCCGCTGTTCCCGTAGGACCCGTTGGTCCTGTAGGACCCGTTGGTCCTGTAGCACCATCGCTACCATCTGCGCCCGCAGGTCCGGTTGGTCCAATAGGGCCTGTTGGTCCGGCGGGTCCTGTTGCCCCTGTTGCGCCCGTATCTCCTGTTAATCCTGTAGGTCCTGTAGGGCCGGTAGGTCCTATTGGTCCTGCGGGTCCTGTAGGCCCATCTGCGCCTGTAGGTCCTGTAGGCCCTGTTGGTCCTGTGGGACCGGTAGGCCCTGTATCACCCTTAGCGGATAAGACAGCCCAATAAGATGCGTTAGGTGGCTCTTGGTTTGAATGTGCCGCTGTAGCGATATATGAGTTTCCGTTATGCGTAACCGCATCATCAATAGAATATGTAGTTGCGCTGTTCCATGCGCCTTCAAAGACTAATCCTTCCGGTCCGACTGCACCTGCTGGACCTGTCGGGCCTATTGGTCCTGTAGGACCTGTCGGGCCTATTGGTCCTGTAGGTCCTATTGGACCGGTCGGACCATCTGCACCTGTAGGGCCCGTTGGGCCTGTAAGACCGATAGAACCTGTGGGTCCGGTAGGTCCGGTGGGACCTTCCGGTCCTATTGCACCGGTTGCGCCTGTAGCACCTGTAGCACCTGTAGGTCCTGTAGGACCATCTGCACCTGTGGGGCCTGTGGGACCGGTAGGTCCGGTTTCTCCTTGAATACCTTGAGGCCCGGTAGGTCCGGTAGGTCCGGTAGGTCCTGCAACACCCACAGAAGAAAATATCATCCATGTGTTTGTGTCTATCTTTCGTATAACTGCTGTGCTATACTGAGAAATAGTAGCAGAACCGCTAACGGTAACGCCGGTATCTCCGGCAATAGTCAAGTCGCCCGCGCCCCTGTTCATAACCTTTAACTCGGTCTTATCAGTAGGATAAGGAACATTAGCATTTGTAGGAATGGTAAAGGTAAGGGCAGAACCTTTATTAGCCATTACTACTCGGCCTTCATCTGTGCGTGTGAATGTGTAACTGTCTGTTTTGGTAACAACGGGTCTTACATCAGCCGATTGACCGGCCACAGTAGTTCCGTCACCAAAGAAAACGAACCCGCTATCAGCATCCTTGAATAACTGTGCGGCGTGAGGCGTAACAGTCAGTCTATCTTCTTGTGTAGTGAAGATAAGATTCTTATTGTCTGTAAGAACATCAACCATGCTAACCGCCCCCTGTATATAATCAATCTCAAGTCATCCATAAAGGTTTTGTAGGCATATTATTATATGCTGTATCGGGGTCATCGTAATTTTGCGGTAAATCTAACAACGCAGTTCGATAATCCCGTAATTCTGTTTTTTGTGTATCGGTAAGGCCTTCCCATAATACTGCGAGTTGGTAAAGGTCCATTTGTAGCAATCGAGAATCACGCTCGCCCCTTAATTCATCCCAATTCATAATATCACCTAATCAAACTTTACCCAAAGAACGGCTTGTCCGTTGTATAAGTTAGTAGTGCCGCTATGTCTTCTAACTTGAAGAATATCTCCCGCGCTAAAATCAAAATCAACATCTGCACCTGTTTTAACAAGAGTCCAATTGCTACCGTTAGTATTTGTTAAATCGCTTGGCGTAAAGGTAAAGTCCTGTATATCACTTCCGCTTGTTCCACCATTTTTTCTTATTCTAATAGTATTTGTCGCTGTGCCGCTCGGCGTTCCACCTGCAAATAAGAATGTCGCCGCCGCCACCCTACCGCTAAACGGCATAGGGAATGCGTTTGGAAATGCTGTAGCACCTGTAGCCGTAGGGCTTCTAAAATCATAAGCATTAGTGTTTAACGCGCTTCTCTCAAAGAAAATAGGATGAAGTGCGGTATTTGGTGTGTCGTTTGTTCGACCTATATTACTTATAGTTACCTTAACATTACCACCACTAATACTTGCTATATTTCCTACATTTTGTATTAAGTGGTTTGAGTATATCGGTTTAGTTATTGTTAATTTGCCCGGATTAGTAGCACTTACATATAATATTTTTCCTATATCATCAGGGTCGGTTAAAGTATCATCTATTTGTGAAGAACTAATAGTAATTATACCATTTACTGCGGTATATCCCGTATTATTATCAGCAATTTGTTCCATAACAAGACCTATCGCGGGCATTTTTGATGCAGTATCACCACAAGCCAAAGCGACTAATGGTATAGTGTCGTTATCATCAACATAAACTGCCGCACCTTTAGGTATAGTGCTACCCGTTTCATTTTTTACTTGGATAACAATGTGTGATTTAATTTTCTCGACTTCAAGGAACTTTTCTGTTGGGTCGTATGTAAAGTCTGTATCTAAACCTACTTGGTCCATGCCCTGCCCGTAAAGAATGTTATTATTTGTAAGTGTTTGCCTTCCGGTTCCACCTTCATAGACAGATGTATTACTTGAGTCATTTACACTCTCATAAATACCATCAGTTATTTGTCTAAAGTTCCAATCGCCCTGCACCGTTGGTCGCTTTACACTTTTTATGGTAGCGGCTCTTGTGCCGCTTGACGGTCCGTATAATCGCCCGCCATCACTAATTACGAGTTCATTACAGTCGAGAGTTAGCCCTGCGCTAATAACCCAATAGTTACTGCTTCCCCCATTTTCGATAACTATTTTATGATACTCAGTATAGAATGTTTTTGCGGTATCATCACCATAAGCATTAGAGTTTCTTTCACCGTTTACAGGTAATTTGTTTCCTGTTCCCTGCGCTTTGAATCGAGCAGTAGTATGCCCGAACTTAAATGTATCACCAATAGCAGTTAGTGCGCCTTCAAAATAAAACTGCTTATCATAATCATATATGTCGTAAGTTAATGATGATACAGATATACCATTGATTGCGAGCATATCAACTGAGCCGTAAGTATTGTGTAGCCCTCTTGATGTATCGTTGTAAATACTTTTGGCGTAAAGATTACCCGTGCCTGTAATGTTAGGATAAACACCATCAATCATGGTGAAGTCTTGCGAACCAAAATCAAAGGTAGTGTTAGTTCTTGATGTTGAATCAACAAAGGCAGAATCAGTCATGTTAGAATTGAAGATAACAAAAGGTTTATATGTGTATGATGAGCCGCCGCTATCATAAACAGTAGTTGATGGTGCGGCGTTAAAGTCAAAAGTAAGAGTGTGGTCGGCATCTATCGAAGCGGTTTTATCAATAGTCATTACACCTTCTAAATTAACTTCTGTGTTCATACCTGTTTTGAGTAGTTTTGTAAAGTCGGAAGATATAGTAAGCGAATTTAGGTCGCCGCCATCTTCGGGGAATGTTGCACTACTTATCACACAATCGTTGTTACCGTCAGATGTTGCGTCAAATACTACATCATCGTTAGTGTTAGGGATAACGCCTAAACTCCAATTAGAGGCAACCGTGCTATCGTTGCTGGTTCCACCAACCCATTTATTTGTAGCCATCTATCTCACCTCACTTTTCAGTAAGTGAGCCGGACAGTTCCGCTGATGTGGTTCCACTTACTCTTGAGGTAGTGGCCTTCTTATAGAATGCCGTAGCCCCCTTCTCCGCTATTACGGCCAAAGCATCAGCCGCTTGCTTCTCAAACGAAGCCAATTGTTTATTGAATCTGATGTCTGATACACCCTGTTCTTTTTCGGGAACTACAGCGGGTATAGTATCAATAAGGACACGAAGACAATCAACGCACACCTGTAGTTTTACAGCAGTTTCGACTTCGGCAGTTGTGGGAGCATTTGTTGAATCAACACCGACATAATTTACTTTACGAGATACTTTGTTAAACTGAGTATTGCGAAGATTCACATACTCGATAATAGTTCCACTATTCAAGCCTCTCGGCCTGTTTAACAAATCTCGGATTGTATTTACGGTAATATTAGTATCGAAAAGCGTATCGCCGTCTTCGATTACTAAATCTCCCATTATGAAGCCCAATCAACCACCTCACGCACCGAATCGTTGTTCATAGTCCGATGGAACATCAATAACAATCATGTTAGATGAAGGTTTCGCAACTCGACCTACTACAACAACCCTGCGTGTGGCGATAATCCTATCAGTCATCTCGCTTGCTGGTAGCCAATAAAGAGCCTTGCGTGGTGCGTTTAGTAAAGAAAGCGGATGGTTAGTGTATTTCTTACCCGCGTTGCGGTGTATTCTTACCATGTAACCCATTTGGTTTTCTTTCCAATAGCGCAATCGGTGTTCCATATCTGCCGCTTCGCCGGATTCGGGCAAGGGGATGCCTTTATCCTTTAAAGCAGAAGCCATAGCCGCCTTAGTAGGACCCTTTGGGGCCGCCTTTTTAGGGGCGGCCTTTTTAGGGGCTGCCTTCTTAGCAGAAGTCTTTTTAGTAGTCGCCTTCTTCTTTTCCGGCATCTAATCACCAATCAGGAGCGAACTCCGGTTAGTTTGACTATTCTGTGGGTCTTGTTAGCAGAAGCACCATCTTGGTGTTCGTGGATAACGCTACCCATGTAGCCGGTTAGAAGCCAATCGTAACCAACGCCCGGTAGGCGGGTTAGTTCAGTTTCTTGGAATCCCGGTCCGTTGTAGGTAAAGAACTCAGCAGTTTCTGCGCCCGGAACCATCATCAAAGCATCGTTTCCGATTGCACCTGTTGTACCGTAGTCCCTTGTGTAGTAAATGCTTAGGTTTGCGATTCTTCTCAAGTGGTCGCCCAATGACTCAACAACGTTTCCGTAAAGGGTTGTGTTGAGGATAGCGGACCTCTTATCAGCAGGTAGGACAAGAGCCAATGGCTCGTTTCCGCTAACCTTTGCGTTAGCGAAGATGTCGTCCATTGTGGATAGGATGTCGCCTTCTTCATCAGCGGAAGCATCTCCGAACACAGCAGTTGCTGTGACTGAGTTGTCTGCGCCACCGTATAGCGTGGTTAGAATGTGGTTGTCTATTGTGTCTGCGCGTGCGCGAACAATTCCCAACTGTTGTCGGTCAATGTTCTCAAAGGACTCTCCTCGTAGCCTTACAGCGTCAAGGAATGTAACGCGGCCCTGTCCCTTCTCCAACTTGGTGCTGTAGTTTTGTGTTCCAATGTTGGTCGGGTCGGTTAGCGCGACATCATCCAATGGGTAGGCGAATGTTCCGATAACACCGGTATACCATGTGAATGATAGCCAGCCAACTGAGCGGACACCTACGAGGTCTGTTGCGATTGCGATTGTGTTAGATTGTAGTTGGATAAAGTCGCGGAGGGTTTGCTCAAGGACTGCATCGCCCGGTGCAAAAGGCCCTTCTGCGGCCTCAACATTTAATATTTGTTCTAATGTCTGATTCATTTTCTTCAACTCCTTTTTTCTCCTTATATTCAAGCCCACACAGGGATGAAATCTCCCGCCGTAATGGCTGATTCGTCACCACAGTAGTAGCCTACAAGAACTGCGGAGTTGGATGCGTCATCATCCACACAGCCGTTTTCGTCAGCAGTCTGTGATACGTAAATTGGAAGTCCGAACTTAGGCGATGTAATATCGTTAGCAGCCTTTAGGTAGCAAAGTCCGCTTAGAGGAAGAATAGAGGCTGTTCCGGTTCCGGCTGCCTCAAGTGCTAAATCTTCTCCTCTTGAGGATTCTGCGGCTGTGTAGCCAATTGGTGTATCGGTTACGCTTGCAGTCATCAAAAGTCCGCCTGCGTCATACTTTACAAGAAGTCCGCGTGAAGCGAAGGTTTCTTGAATGTCTGGTGCGTGTCGTGGGTCTTCTTTTAATACCATCTTAAATCATCTCCTTTCTTGATTCGTAACTGATTGCGGCCATTCTTGCCTTCTCGTCAGTTGCGAGTGTTTGGTTCCATGCTGATGCCCATGCGTTCCATGCCTTTGCATAAACGCGCTCATCGTTGCTAACCATCCTACCGTTTAGGTAGTTGGTTACAGTTGGGACACTTTCTGATGCAACAGCGGAAGCCTCAACAGGCTTCTCGACTGACTCAACAGGAGTCATCTCAACAGGAGAAGGTTCCGGGTGGGAACTTTCCCAAGATGCAATCAAAGTTTCAAGAGTTTCTGACTTTAGGTCATCGTGGCCGGACATACCGAGTTCGGTTGCCTTGTTCACAAGGGCCATTCTTTCGTCTTCAACTCTTTGTGCCTCGACTGCTTCGTATTCAGCAATTCGGCTTGTAGCCAAAACGAGGTCAGCCTTTAGCGACTCCATCTCGGCCTCATAATCAATTTCATTTGTTTCTTCGGTCATAGCAATCACCGTTGGTTGATTCTCCTCAGATACAGACTGACTTATAATACTTTCTTCTTCTGCAATACTTGGGAGTTTAACTTGTTTCTTTGTGGCTTTTTCGACATTAGCCCTCTCATACGCTGGTTTTCGCACTAAAGCGAGGTGGTCGAAGGTGAAATCTTCACCAAAGATAAGACCGTTCTCGTCTGCTTCGACAGGCACACCGGACCCGCCGATACTCACGCCGTAGCCATCTCGCATCCACAATCCTTCGTCAAATGTTCCAAAGAGTTCTTCGCGTGTAACATGGGCTACATATCTAACTTCGTAGCCATCATCAGTGGTGAAGAATGTAGCACCAACAATATATCCTACTGTTGCTTCTTCCATTCCACCATCCATGTTTCGTGTAAAACCTGCGCCATGTTCATCGGCTTTCGGATGAAGAAGTGTAAGGTCTGCTCCTTTCATCTGTTCTGCGACAGCCTTTGCGCCCTGTGGAGTCAAAGACCACTTATTCTTATTCATGCCTTCGTGGAATGCAATACCGCTAATCTCAATAACAGTCTTGCCTGTTTCTGCAACGACAACGGCTTTACTTTCGTCAATGTCTAAGTCAAGAGTTACAGATACCATTCGGCACTTACCATCTTTATATTCTTGGCCGGGAGGACAAGAATGATATGCGGCTTCGGCTTTGCATGACTGTGCTTCGGCGCACGCCTCTTGAGTCATGCAGGTCGCGCATACATCGTATGCGGCCTCCGCCCTTTGCTCAATAGGAATACAATTAGGGACTTTACGACCATTCTTCATTTTCATGCCGTATTGCTCGTAGCCTTCTGTGCATGGGTCATCTGCGCTTTTTGCTTCAACAGATTCGTCAGCGCAACCGCAACCACAACCGCAACCCTCAGACGCGGTATGACTATCGTTTTGGTCGAACCATCTTTGGAATGTTTCTTCATCGGGACCCGGAAAATACATAGGAGTTCCGTCAGCCATTTGGTCGCTGTGTATTTCGCCCTCAAAGCCAATCTCCATAGATTTCTGCCTTGCGCCTTCGGGTGTTGAGAAGATATAATCCTCCATACCGGCTTCGACCTTCTTACCACCGCGCCATTGTCTGCAAGACCAATAACGGGCCTTCCACTTCGGGCCGGGATTATCGCAGTTATGCCTACTTCGGAAGTTCCTTCTTCTTTCGGGGTCATCTCTTTTGATTTCCATGTTAGGGTCGCCGAATCTTACAAGAACGACATTACCCTTTTCATTTTTGGTATATACACCGAATTTTTTACTTGCGCCCGATGTTCGGAATGGTTTGTTAAGTGTTACTTTGCGACCTTGATATTCAGCGGCCTCGACATCAACTTCTTCCCAATCTTCGTAGGCTACTTCTCCACCCTTACAACCGCAACCGCAGTCTTCGGATGCCTTTTTCTTTTTCTCGTCATCGTAATAGCCTTCGACTTCAAAGTCATGTCCTTCATGTGCGGCCATGCACTCATCTTCGCTGTAGCCCATTTCCATACATCGGCTCATAAATGCCTCATGGCTTTCACCGTCATTTGGTGTTGGGGCTGCTGCTTCTGCGTCTTGAGCATAACTATTACAAACAGCATATCGTTGTTTTTCATCTGAAAACTCATCAACCATCTTTGAATCACCCATACATCTCGATAAGAAATCCTGCCTCGACTCATCTTTTTGTCGAGTAGGCATATATGCCGGAGTTATGGGGTGTCTTATTAAGATTCATCTTCAAACAATTCATCTATGAAATCTATAAAGTTTTTAGTTTTACTAAAAGGTCTTTCACCAACCGCGCCTCTTGAGGCAACGCTCGACATAGTATGAGATGAGTCCAAAGACGCTGAAAAATAAGAGGAGTTCAAACATTTCACGCATCCACACCATCCGTAAAACCATCTTGAGTTTTAAGATGGGTATAACATTGTTTTAGTAGGTTGTGTTGGTCTGCTTCATCTGTTACATCAAGGTTAAATTGATAATTAAAACCACTTACAGGTGCTTTATTCGCAGTATATTTTGCTGCATCAACAAAGACTAACCCACCATAAGTAACAACAAAAAATTTATTACCTTCTTCGTCATATACTTTTTCCATTCTAAACTCTTGTATTACTGCGTGTGCCGTATCAAACAATACACCAATTCCTGTATCAAGACTAATTGTAAGAGCCATAATCACTCACCTTTCTTTGCGCCTTTCTTACCGCCTGTAATTTGGAATGCTTCCATGTCGAGGCTGTGTTGTTTTTGCATCTTCTCTAAGTCAAGGTCATGCTTTAATTTTAATTCTTCAAGCATTCGTGTGTGTGCTTCGACTGCTTCGGCAGAAGTTACATCACTTGCGAGTTGGTCGGGTAAAATGTTAATTTTAGCACCTTCTTTGCTCTTAAATAGGTCAAGAACAGATGTAATAATTAGTAGTGCCGGACCACCGAGAAGTCCAATAACTGTTAGTTGCGAGTCTGTGATGTCGCGTTCTTCGACAATAGAAAAATACGAAGCAGTAGCGGCTATCATAACCCACATGATAACAACCATAAAACCAAATGCGAGCATAAGATGTTCGTTAGGGTTGCTCATTTTCATTCGCTTCATGCCTCCTTCATCCTTTGGTTGATTTATCATTATTGTGCCTAAACACGCAAGAATTATCAGTATGGGACTAATCCACAACATCTGATGCGCCATCCTGTGAGTTTTCACGCGGCAGTTCACCTGTGTTAGAGCCTTGTCTTACCCTCTCGTCGCCTTCTCGACCTGCTGTTGGTAGGTTTAGCATCTCAAGAGTTTGGTTAAGTGTAAGAACTCCCGCGCTATAGCCCATAGTGGCGCGTTGCATTACATTTAGTGGTGTTTCGCTATCCATAGCCTCAAACGAAATTGTCGGCAAATCTTGCTTGCGATACTCGATACCGAGAAGGTCAAGGTGCATCATAAACATACGAGTTGCCGCTTCGGAAATAATGCGGTGCATTCTTGAGATTGCTTGCACGGCCCATAGATTCGCGTTGTATGTCGCGGCGAAAGTTGAACCGCGTTCTTGACCTGCGGCAACTCTCGGCACTTGCAGAACAGCGGCAATATCGCTATTAATTGTGTCGAGGAAGTCAGTATTGTTAGGCACGCTGTTTCCAACATCAACATGATGTAGTTCGACATAGTGCGGTAGCACAGGTATTTGGTCGCCACGCAGACCTTCAAACAACGAGATGACTTCATCCATAATGTGCTGTAAGCGTTGGTTTTGCTCGGCAGGGTCTTGAATATGCTCGATAGCAGATTTGTCTATTGTGATAAACTGCTTCGTCATTGAGTCCTCAAGACTAATGCGGTTATTCATGCTGTTATACTTCATGCGTATTGGTTGCTTAAGTGAAGTAAATCGGGATGCGCCCCACACACCATAGGTCTTACGGCCTTTGTTGTCGGTGAACCAATTACTTCGGTAATCAATTCGTATGTGCATGATTTCGCGGGCAGGTATTGCTCGCTCGTAAGATGTTGCTTCACGCACCATGTATGTTACCGGCTTAATAATCGGGTTGTCTTCATCGGCTACGAAGTAAGAGCCGAGTCCGCCGCGCTCATCAACGATTGTAATTTGTTTTACGGGAAGACTTTGTATGTCGGTGATACCTACGCCTTCTCGCCCAACGATTTTATTTATGTCGTTTCCATAGACCATGAGGTTTCGCATGGCGTTAATCATAATGTCGTCAAAGTCAATTGTTTCTTCAACGAGTTCTCGTATTGCGTTGCGTATGTTCGCGTTGCGCCCGCGACTGTAGTTAATCTCGTAATTGTTGGCTGTGAGGCTAACTGCCCTTACAGCACCGTTAAGTTCGGGGTCTAACTTTAGCATATTGTCGAATAAGTCAAACTCGTTATCGAAATTGCTGTCCTTTCGCAAACTCTCAGTATTGCGGACAATATCGGGTATTCCCGCTACCGCACTAAACGGCTCATTCATCATTCCGACACGCTCTATCATCGGATTCTTCACTTCTTCTTTCGCTTTTGCGCGAAATAGGTTCCATCGCCTTTGCTCGGCCATATTATTACGAGTTTAACTGCGGTTTATAATCATTCGGTAATTATTTTTATTATTTTGAGATTTTTCTGAAAGAATTAAACGCTTTACTGCGGATTTATTTCTTATTTTTTCAATTTTTTCTATAGTATAGAGAAGTTCCCTACGGGAACTATAGTAGTTACAGTAATAGATACAGTAAGTAAGGGCCTCTTTTACAGAACATACCATTGAAGAAATTGAAATAATTACAAAGTGCCTTGCAGTATCACGGTTTATTTTTTTTGTAAATCGTCAAAACAATAGAAATAATAGTGTGTCCGCAATCATTATAATACTCATTACTTAGGGGTATTATATGGGGAACTATTACTCCGGCGGAACTGAACTGATAGAAAAGTTTGCGAAGGACCGACACTTTGGCTCGACAATGGAATTTGCCGAGTTTTTACATGAAGTAGAACCAAAGCGTAGCGTTCATGCGTGGCGCACAGCAATTGCGCGATGGGTTAAGGCTGGTAATGACTTTAGGAACTTTGAAGATGTTGAAGACAATACTCTTACTACTACTAAGTCATACTACGACAAAGCCAATGATAATTACATTGTAATGTTAGAGATAACAGATGGTATGGTTATCGTTGATGGTGAAAAGCACCGTGCTATGAAAGAAGCATATTCAGATGTGGGCGGCGGTCTAACTATTGATGAGATGGCCCGCGAGTTTGAAATGCCCGCTGCTATGATTAGCGAGTATGTTAAAGTAAATAAGTGGAAGCACGGTATGCAACCATTTACTGATGAAGAAGTAGTGGTTAATACTCTTGACGACATGGTGGAGAAGTTTCTCGACATACGCAAGTTAGAGATTCTAAAGAAGGCTGAGAAGAAGAAGTGGCGGCAGATTGAAAAGGATGCCGAGCAATATACATACTTACGCGAAAGCCTCGCTGATACATTCTTTGAAGTGTTGGCCGACCATAAACCCGCACCTGTAAAGGCGCGTAAAATGGATGTCGGAACGGACTATGCTGTTGTTATCTCGCCTACCGACCTACACTTTGGTAAATACGGTTGGGTTGATGAAGTAGGCGAATCATACGATATGCAAGAGGCAAGCGAGAGAGTTCTCACAAAGACAGAAGAACTGATTGCGAGATTGCCGAGTAAGCCGGAAAAATTCTTTGTTGGGGTTGGGTCTGATTGGTTCCACGTTGATAACGACATCGGAACTACTACCAAAGGCACAGCACAAGACATGGCCGGAACTCCGGCACAGATTCTTATGCAAGGATGCGAGTTAGCAAGGCAACACATTGACCTTTTGCGAACTGTAAGCGATGTCGAACTTATCTTCATGGGTGGTAATCACGACAGGCACACTTCGATTATGCTTATGCTTTACTTAGAGGCATACTACAAAGATTGCGAAGATGTATCAGTTGTAGTTAGCCCACACATCAGACAGTATGTGGCCTACGGTAATAACCTTCTCGGATTTACACACGGCGATGGTAAAGTAATGAATAAACTATCCTCTCTTATGGCGCATGAAGCGCGTAAAGAATGGGGTAATACTGTGAATCATTTATGGTTTCACGGACACTTACACCACCAACAAATGCGCGAGGTGGGCGGTTGTATAATAGTGCAATTGCCGAGCCTTGCTGGTGAAGATAGATACCACAGCCGCAACGGATATTCGATGAGCCGCGCCGGTCTATCCGCGTATATGATAGACAAAGAGGCAGGTCTTATCGGTAGTTTATTTGCTCCGGTGATACACGATGAATAGATGGACTGCGGCTAAGTGTAATTGGTGCGGGTGGGCAGCCCCTCGCATGATGTTATCTAAAGCCGAGTCGAGAATCTGTCCGCATTGTAATAAGAAGGAGTTGAGGCCGATATGAGTTTGAAGCAAGACTTAGCGATGGAAAGGTCGCGTAGGTCGGTCAAGTATTTCTATGAGTGGTTGGGCTACACATGGGGAGAACATATCTCCGAGTGGATGGATATTTACAGCGACCGCAAAGGCGCAGAAGTTCATAGGGTCTGTGTGATTGCACCGAGAGGCCACAGTAAATCAACTACTCTTAGGGTTAAACTACTTCACCAATGCCTCTTTGAAAAGTGGAACAACGATAGACCCTTTACCTGCTGGCTAATATCTGCGAGTAAGGACACAGCGATTCGCCGTCTGCAAGAAATAAGGGATGACCTAAAGCGACACCCGCAACTATCACGATACCTTGACCCGAAGAAGGGCAACAAGACTGAGATTCACTTTACAAACGGCGCATGGATTATGGCGACATCTGTTGGGTCTGCGATTCGTGGTGAGCATCCAGCCTGTGTAGCATTCGATGATGTGTTGGTTGATTCTGACGAGATGAATCCAAAGGTTCTGCAACAATGGTTTAGAAAGGCTATCACACCTATGCTTGACCCGAACTCATCCCTCTATGTTGTCGGCACACCAATGTCTATGACTGACCTATACCACACGGAAATGCTCGACAACCCGACATGGAAAACAGGCATTTGGTCTGCGGTAAAGAACTATGACGAATGGAAAGCATCGGGCGAAACAATACAACCTGTGCCGCTGTGGCCGGAACACCGCAGTATCAACTATCTCATGGAACAGAAGCAAGCGATTGGCGAGTTAGAGTTTGCACAGGAGTTCTTATGCCGCGTAGTGGATGACGACTCATCCGTTTTCCCAAACAATCTCATTCGTAAAAATCTTGACTTAGACATTACACTTCAAACAGAAGTCTTACCCAACAACAGATATGTTCTCGGCTTTGACCCATCGCAGGGTTTGGGGCAAGACTACACAGTCATTGTAGTTCTTAGACAGGATGAACAGGGCTTCGTGCATTTTGTAAATATGTGGAGGCGTAATGACTTCCCACCGGACAAGCAAGCAGATATGCTTATCGAGATGGCTAAAAGATATTCAGCACCTGTGGCCGCAGAAGATGTCGGCTTCCAACAGTTATACAACACGCTGGTACAACAGAAGGGCGCAGTCTTAGATTACAGACCGAGCAAGGTTAGCAACAGGACACTCAAGCAAGGACTTCTTAACCGTCTGCGCGTGTGGTTTGAGAGAGAGATGATTTGCTTCCCTTACGGCAACGATGAAACACGAAGGATGGTCGAGATTATTCTTGACGAACTTTCAACACACGCATGGCGCGATGGCCTTATCGCAGATTTAGGCCGACATAACGACACAGTAATGGCGTTTGCACACGCTATAGACCAATTCACCTACAGGACACCCGATATGCCCGTTGTAATGAAGACAATGAAAGGCGGAGAATGGATGGGCGGTAGCACACGCGGTCTGCCTCGCCAAAA